ATTGCTGGGGGCTCTGCCCCCTTGCCCCCGACCGCAAGCGGAATTGCTGGGGGCTCTGCCCCCTCGCCCCCGACCGCAAGCGGATTGCTGGGGGGCTCTGCCCCCTCGCCCCCGACCGCAAGCGGAATTACGCGGAATTGCTAGAAAAAATTGATTGATTTAATTAATGTATTGAATAGATTAATTAATACAAAAAAGTAGAAATGGCTGGAGTATCATCACCTCTCATTGTCACACCGATAACATTATCACCCGAACAAGAATTAGCATTAAAAGAATATGTAGCCGGTAAAAATATATTCTTAACCGGACCTGGTGGATCAGGTAAAACAGAACTTATTAAACAGATGGTTCGCATTGGTAAAGAGCAAGGTAAAGAAGTTCAGGTATGCGCACTCACAGGCTGTGCTGCGCTGCTGCTCAATTGCGGAGCCAAGACTGTTCATTCGTGGGCTGGAATTGGACTGGCTGTTGGCGACAATCACGATATTATTAAAAAACTGGTTGATTCAAAAGTAAAAGCCAAGATACAAAAATGGAAAAAAACAGATATATTGATTGTTGATGAAGTTAGTATGATGTCGAAAAAAATATTTAACTTATTAGATGAGATTGGCCGCCGAATTCGAAAAAAATATGATGTTCCGTTTGGTGGAATACAAGTAGTCTTTTCAGGGGACTTTTATCAGTTGCCGCCGGTGTCTAAAGCAGGGGGCTCTGCCCCGTCCCCGACCGCAAGCGGAATTGCAGGGGGCTCTGCCCCGTCCCCGACCGCAAGCGGAATTGCAGGGGGCTCTGCCCCGTCCCCGACCGCAAGCGGAATTGCCGAGGGCGATGGTGATTTCTGTTTTGAAAGTGATAATTGGTCTTCTACATTTCCGTGTACAGTTCAACTCAAGACAATCTTTCGTCAAACAGATTTGGATTATTGTAAGATATTAAATCAGATTCGTGTTGGTAAACTCTATAAATCCTCTCTTGACATATTGAGTCGGCATATTGGGAAGAAGAATCCGGAAACCGGCTTTAAACCGACAAAATTATTTCCACGTAAAAAAGAAGTGGAAATAATTAACAGGCTGGAATATGCGGCTTTGAAAGAAGAAGAGTATGTATTTAAACTTACACGATTGAAAGAAGATAAACTATCTCTATCTGCGTATGATAAAAAAGAATCCGCATTTATTAGCGAGGCACAAAAAGAAATGGAATTTGGTTTTCTGACAAATAATGTTATTGTCGATAAAGAACTGCGTCTAAAAAAAGGTACACAGGTAATGTGTGTAGCTAATCTGGATTTAATGAGTGATGTGCCGGTGGCGAATCCAATTGTCAACGGCAGTCAAGGCATCGTCGTTGATTTCGTAGCTTATGGTACAAGTGATGTAAAAATGCCTATGGTTCAATTCAATAATGGTAGTAAAAGAATGATTGGCCCGCATGTATGGCAAAGCGAAAATGTCAAGTCGATAGCCATCACACAAATTCCGCTTATTTATGCGTGGGGTATTACGATTCACAAGGCGCAAGGCGCTTCACTGGATATTGCGGAGATTGACGCAGGCAGTAATATATTTGAATGCGGACAGACCTATGTAGCATTATCACGTGTAAAATCACTGAACGGACTATATTTAACAGCATTTAATCCTAGTAAAATCAAGGTCAATAAGAAAGTTCAGGACTTTTACGGGAGGCTCAGCCCCTCATATTCGGGTTTGGATAAATAAATAAAATATTATATTGATAATTATTATTATTATATTGATAATTATTATTATTATATTGATAAATATTATTATATTGATATATAATATAATATAATGTGGATCGCATCGCTCATCAGTATTATTATACTTTATTTTGTCTATGCTTATTTGAAAAATTTAAATACGTGTGATTGTGTTAATAATACATATTCTACACGTTTACAAAATTTAGAAACTATTTTATTAGGTGTTAATTCTATCTTTTTATTGTTTTATATTTTTGATGCATTACACATGTTGGGTAATTTAGAAAAGCTTAAAAAACATATTTACAATATATTAATTATAACTGGATTTGCTATACTTTTATTTTATAGTTATTTTATTTATAACGCATATGAGTTTTGGCATACAATGAAAAGCAATTGTGCGTGCGCTGATAAATGGCAGAAATATTATATTTATTTTCAAGCTATTTCATTCTTTTTAACTATATTTGGAACAATCCTTTTGTTAGGTAGTAAAAAAATGCGTTCGGGCAAAAAAAGCTTTTAAAAAAAGCTGGGCAAAAAGCTTTTAAAAAAAGCTGGGCAAAAAGCTGGGCAAAAATTAAAAGCAGCTTTTAAGAAAAGCTGGGCAAAAATTTAAAAGCAGCACATAAAAGCTGCACATAAAAGCAGCACATAAAAGGAGCATATAAAGCAACACATAAAAGCAACACGTAAATCTTTATCAGGAGGGAGTGTGAGGGAATCTAGGTTCCCTCAGTTGTAAAGCTGTTCAAGCGCCAGTGTAAACGACCAATCCATATTATTCAAGTCAATAATACGGCCATACTCATCATACAAAGAAATATGTAAACGCTGTATATCTACTGGACCAAAATATTCACGTGTGCGGTTCATCTGTGTTGTCAACCCTGGATCGTTACTAATTTGATATACACCTACATCAGCTTGTTCGGCCGCTAAATTTATTCGGGTAATAATACTATCTTGAAAAATAGAACTGCCGTAAGCCACTATAAATGCTGGACCTGTATTTTTTTGATAATCGTTTATAGAAAGGAAACCATAACGCGGGCCACAAATAAGACAAATGCCTTCAGATACACAGGCACCAGCAGCGGTTGACGTCCCGCAAATATATTGTGCGCTTCTAAATCCCAATTGCCAGCCTAAACGCAGTTGAATATTAGCGTCTACATCTAAATTACCGTCATTATCTACATTGAAACGAACAGTAAAACCTACATTTGTCGCACTATCTTTTGGTGTCGCAAAAATACCTCTACCACTTGTTCTATCAATAGTAAAGCAAACATTGGTTAATGGAGTGGCTGGATTAGCCAGAGTAACAGAACCATTAGCGTTAACCGTTACTGAAACAGCAGTAGCAATCGAATTGCTCATAATTGTTTCTAAATGAGATGCGCCGCTTTCATTTGCCCATGACTGCTCGTAATTACCGTCCGGAAGAGTCACTACCCAACCGGATGTTTCACGAATAATTAGTAATGTAGCATTGCCTTGTGATCGTGATACCGCATAATAAGTCATGGGTATTTCAATGGCTGCTACACGCATACTAATTACATTTTTAATCATTGAAGGTAGAACCATGTTAAAATTAGTAGATTTAGTGGTATAGTAACTGGGTCTAAAACGAGTATCAATGCTTACCGCCTGCATTAATGTGCGTACGTTAATCGGATTTAAATAGCCCGAAGGGGCTCTCTCGCCACCAGACGCTACTCTACCATCTGATAATTTAGAATACTTACCTTCGGTTTTACTTGGATTCTCAATTATAAAATTACTGCCTTGCTCAGTTACATGTGAATTGCTCAGAGTATCTGAATTATTATTGATGTTGTTAATTTCAACTAATTTATTTGTGATGCGATGAGTAATGGTATCTATGAAAAAAAATATCTCTCTCTGTTTTTCCATTCCTAAATTATTAGTGGCGAATATCTGATCTCTTAACCGATGCTTGGAATTTATAATATCATTTTGAGTGTAGGGTTTTTTCAAATTAAATAATTTCTCAATTTCGTCATCTTTATAAGAATCACAATCAAGATTTAATTCATTCATTATATACTTATTTCATATTTTTTATATAAATCATTATTTCATATAAATCATTATTTCATATAAATCATTATTTCATATATAAAATAATCAATGTCCACACCCACAACTTATTATTCGTGAATTTATAATAGATTGTATTGTTGTTGTTTGTCTATTTACTATCATGGTCATAGGTGCTGCTGCTCTTGCTTGCGGTGCTGCTGCTCTTGCTTGCGGTGCTGCTCTTTGTACTTGTCGTGTTTTATTTGTATCCATTTTATTTGTACCTATTTTATTTGTAAATATTAAGCTCATTTTGTGCGGCATATTTATTTATTATATTAAATTATTTTAATATAATATTTCTTTTTGTTTATTTTGTTTATTTTGTTTAATTACTTACAACAATTTAATCCGATATCTATCATACTAAATGCTGTAGTTTTATTGCCATAGAGTGCCTTACTTGCTACTATTTTTGTTTGCGCTATAAATTTTCCTGCTTTTAGACGGTTTAAATATCTGTTATATGAATTATGTTTTATGTCTACACCTGTGCCGGCTGGCGCCGCCGAACCTGGTTTCGAACTGGTAAGTGTTGCTTTGGCCGAATTGCCACGCGTAGGATGGTAGGCGGTTTGTACAGCTGCCTGGAGTTGATCACTGGACTGATTCCAAAAAGTAGGCGGTGTTGATTTTATACGCTGTGTATTGGCTAAAGCCGCATAATTCATTGTATAAATCGAGGCAGGTGCTCTGACTTGATACCATATTTTTTTTTGTACCGTTTCAGGATTTGCTACACTCGGTCCATAGCCACACGATTTACACTGACTTGTAATAGGCAACTGACTATAATCACAATTACAATTACTCCCCATTATATATATATAAATACTTTTATGAAAAAAGGGGGTAACCCCCCTTTGAAACCCCATTAAAGGGGGTAACCCCTTTGAAACCCCATTAAAGGGGTACCCCATCACTTTTAATGAGAGGTTTAAGGTTCCTTTTTAAGGAGGGGTCTAAGGTTCCTTTTTAATGAGGGGTTCAATGGGAAACTTGGTTCCCCTTTAAGGAGGGGTTCAATGGGAAACATGGTTCCCCTTTCTTTTGGCAAAAAATTGAAATTAAAAAGTTTGGCTCAACCTTTCTCAAACGTTAGTTTATTGATATAAAATGGCTACTATTCCGTACAAGTGCGTTTCGTGTAACCGCGAATATCAACGTAAGATATTTTATGATAAACATATTTTGTTATGTCATTTAATGATGACAAAAACAGTGGCAGATATGCAGAAAGACAATGAAGAACAGGCGGACACTCCAACTGTGCGAGTATTGTATGAAATTATTTTAGAAATGAATGCGAAAATGGTCAAGATGGAAGCGAGGTTGGATGAGTATGCCAAGTGGGTTGAATCTAGAAAGCGCAAAGTCAATATAGTAGACTGGTTAAATGATAAATATAAATCTTATCCTACTTCTTATGCGGCGTGGTTTAATTCAATTAAACTCGAAAGACAACATTTGGAAATGATTTTTGAAATGGATTATGTGCTTGGTATTGCGGCTATATTACAGACGCTTATACCGTCAGAAAATCGCGACATATTGCCTATAAAATGTTTCGACCAAAAGGATAATATACTATTTATATTTAATAATGATACATGGCAAATCATGCCGGTCGATTTATTTGACAAATTAATTATGACCTTATCGAAGAAGCTTATTACCGAATTTATAGCGTGGCAAAATGAACATTCAGATCAGTTGGAGAATAATGATGAGTTTGCGACTATTCATGCGCAAAATTTGAAAAAAGTAATGGGTGGGAATATCAGTATTGAATTACTCGGACTACGAGTAAAAAAAGAACTATTCAAGTATTTAAAGGTAAATTTAAAAAGTGTGATGGAGTGTGAGTTTATCTAGGGGGCTCTGCCCCCTCACCCCCGTATGCTGACATGTATTGTTTTTTTTTGCGCTTTATTTCAGAATTATGCCCCCTCACCCCCATTTTTATTTTTTATTTTTTATTTTTTATTAAAAGTTTACATCGGTTTTGCCAAGCTTTTCTCAAAAGCTGTTTTGCCAAGCTTTTCTCAAAAGCTGGGGTTTACCCCTTTTCTAAAGGTTGGCTGCTATTTCCTTGGATGTAAATCCCATTTTAACCAATCGATCAATTCGGTCCGGGTGTAATGACACCATCATTAGTTGGTCTAATAGTTCGGGCAACCGCTCATCAAATATGGATTGATAATCCATCTCAAAAATGGCCGGATTTTCCCAAAATTTCGGGAAAACAACTTTTTCGGGGTTGGCTTCCAAGTAGCTGATTGCTGCTGGATTACCCGATAGTATACGCCAGTTTAGTCCAAACGGATAAGGATATTCTAAAATTGCGTTTTCAAACAAGTAGGCTAATGCTGCCGGATTGGTGTTGAACGCCAAATTATTATAATTGATTTGTTCGGGATATTCCATCAACAATTTGAACGCAAGCGGATTGGAATTCATCGAGAATTGGTCAAAATCAATCTGTGCGGGATCCGCCGCCAGCATACGAATGGCGGAAGAATTGGTGTTGGTCGACAAATATGAATAATTTATCTTGCTGGGATTTTTCCGCAGGAATGCTACCGCACGTGAATTTGAATTTGTACAAAATTCGACCCACATAATCCTCTCAGGGTTGGCCAACAGGTGATCGACCGCAGCATTGCTGGGATTGGCGGACAAACGTTGATAAAAGTACGGCATTGTGTTGTTCGGCAACAGCATTTCCAATACTTTTGCTGACAACATCGGGTTTGAAATAATATTCGGAATCACGTATTCCATTTCATCCGGGTGCTCTTCAAAATAGGCAATCGAGGATGGATTGCTTGCCATTGAACCGGTAAGCAAATCCAAAATATTCGAATGGTATTTGCGAATATAATGAAATGCTGCGGGTGATGGATTATACGCCAACATAAATACATCCATTTTCCATTTGTGTGCTTGCGCAAAGGGGGACAATTTTATGGGTGCTGCGACGATTTGATGGCGCAACTTTTCGATAGTAAGGGAAGCCATTTCCGGTTCTATAGTTTTGCGGATAGTTATGCTTATCGCACGTTCGTTTTGCGTTGTTTGTTTTGTACTGTGCTACTGGTTACTGAAATCAAAAGTATTTCAATTTTTTAAATAATATATACCTGATATTTAATATTTTCTGGCGGCGGATTTTGACTTTTAAACTTCTTGATCTATAGTTAATTTAATATTTTCATCGCTGTTAAAAATACTAGTTATCATTTGTTCTGGAATCTCATTATTTAAATTATCAATAATTTCATCCAATGTTGGTTCTCTAACTTTTTCTAGTTTAAAATTTTCTATAAACTGTTGAATTTTAAGATGATGTTTTTTTCTTTCTTCCATTTTTTTTACAGTATCCATAAATTTACTAGTATTAATAGGTAATGCCGTTGTTGGTATTGTTATTTTTGTCTCCACCACTGGCGGTTTATAGAGACTATTTACAGTAGATTCAATTATATCACAATCTTCTGGTATTTTTAATAACGAGAAAATGGTTTGTTTATTATTCATTGGTAATAGTTTTCCATCGGCAGTATATTTTAGTTCACCGCCAGAGAACGTGTCTTTAAATTTCTTAATAATTTTGGAGTCTATGGCATGACTCGTTTCAATAAGACGGTCATACTCATCCTTTGAAACTTTTAATAATTGAAGAGCAGGCACTCTTTCTGAAGGAGACTTTGCTAGTTCAACTTTTATATTACGATAAAATTTACCCCATGAAATAGAACTAACGCGATGTGATTCATTATATTCACTTATTTTAAGAAATTGTTGAATAGTTGTTAAAATACCTGCTAAAATATTTACCGCACCTACACCGATTGTGTATGCATTCACATATTCAGCAGGAATCCTATCCTGTGCAAAATTAGCAGTTCCCGTTAATGTGCTCATAATAATAACGGGAATCGTAAACCATGTATTTCTATGAGAATAAACCATGTGTGATTTTTCATGTAGCCATTTATAACAAATGGCTTTATCTGCCCATTCAATGAGTATTTTTTCGTGTTCTGCTGTCCATTGAACCACAGGTTCCATCACAATATTCGGTTCATCATTAGAGGTTTTTTCTTTTTCCATTATATAAATTATACTCTATTTAATAAACAAAAAAATTATATATTCTATATATATATATTATATAATACTACATATAATAATATAATATATAATAATATAATATATAATAAATAATAATAATTTTATAATATATTTTTTTGTTTAATACATTTTAAATTTATTTATATAATGGAAAATATTAAACAAATTAATAATCAGTTTGATGTGCTTAAAAATCTACGTAGTGATATACTAACTCTATTTAATGAAATCACAGATAATATCAGTAAGGTTAACAAAATTTATATAGACGTTGTTAAGACACATCATCATAAAGAACACTTATTTGGTCTGGATGCATTTCTTTTTCAAAATAAAATGTTTGAAATGGAGTACGAAAATATGCGTAAAGTATTTAATTATATAGATAATCGTATGTATTGTGAATATTATAAAGTATACAAATATATACATGATTATGTGGTAAATGATATTATATATAGTAAAATAATTGAAAAAATGGCCCATCATAATTATCCTGTGTATAAAGATTTAGAAACATCAAAAGTATATGAATTTGGAACTGTAAGAGAAATATATTCTTCTATTTTAGACA